TTGTAAGGCAAATCAGGGAATATAATATCTTCTTTGCTGTTATCATCAACTATAATCACACTGAAATCTTTAGGATCGTATTGAAGTAACGACTTCAAAGTCCATTTTAAGGATTCAGGGCGGTTGATATATGTACAAAGAATTGTTATTTTTGGCATATTGATTTTCTTAATTTCCAAAATTCTTTAATTCGATTACTTTGTTCTTTCTTCCATTCTTCTGTATGGCGATACCCAAATGCCTTTCTATTCCCCATCCCTTTCTCACTCATTTTCCTTCTTGTCTCTAAAGAATGTTTAAATCCTTTATTAATGCCTTTATGCAAGGATTCCATTTCAATTACTGTTCTAATTCGCCCTTTCTGAAATTTACCTATTCTCAGTCTGGCTTCTTCTGTATGCTTATATCCCCATATCCCTCTATGTCCTTTATTCGCTTTTGATATTTTCTCTTTAGATTCTTTAGACATCCTTCTTCCAAATGGACTATTGGCTTTAAGACATTCATTAAAATAAATAGGATAAGTATCAAAAAAGAATTGCTCATTAACAATTAGGTTTTCCTTTTCACACCCAAGTAAAACAGAAAATTGTAAATCTGATTCACCGTATTTATTATAATGGTTTTGAAGTTTGCTATTCCCGTGTTTATTTTTACGCAATTTATTTTTATGGTCATTCCATCGTCTCCTAATATCCACACCTGACCCAATATAGATTCTTTCAGGTTTAATTTTACTTTGTATTTGATATATGCCTGATATTTTCATCTGAATATCCCTCCCATGCTATGTGATTCCCGACAAGTTTTGAAGTAAAATTGCTCATCAATTGGCATATCTTTGAAGTCAAAGTAGTACCACGGCATGTGACGAGCCGTATAAGGTCTATTAGTCCTGATCCCTTTAGTTGAATGATACGGCACTTTGTAAAGGGCAAATGTAGTGTCCACCGGCGCATCGTAATACCTACCATCTAAAGGATTCTGCCAGAATTGAATTTCCCAGTCAAGAGGGCAAAAAGGTGTTTTTGGCAGGTCTTTTATTTCAAGTGAGAACCCGCATTTATCAAATTGAGGATAACGTCTTAACCCTTCTTCCAAAACACTCAGAAAGTCATCAGGGATGCCTGTTAAGTCCAAATCAGGATCGGTTACAATGTAGTTGCCTGTTATTCCAAGTTTCTTTAAAAGATTTTGCTCCCATACTACTTTATAACCATAGTTTTGATCCATCATGACAACTTCGTATTTAGTCGATTTGTAGTATTCCAAGAGTGGCGGGTAATCGCTATTATTATCGACAAAGACAGGATCAATATTATGCAAAAACAAAAAGTCAGCCATATTTTTTGGAAGGTACAAGCGGTTGTATGTTATGATCAAACACTTCATAGTTTTTATATTTCATGACAAACAAAATATTCCGGCGTGGTAATCTTTTTACCTTCAAACTTCCGTAGTTGCTGAATGAACTGGTAGTCATGACCGTAGCCGGCTTTCTCCCATTTCAACTTCAGTCGTGAAGCATGACAAATAGTTGACGTTCCGCAATGACCGTAAAGAGTAACGTCTATTTGCCGCTCAATAAACTCCGTGCCTGACCATCTGAAATCGTTATAATAAACCCAGTCTTCTTCAGTCAATTGATCGCTGATGATTCGTAAATGATTTTCTCCATAACGATCATCGTTGTCAATGTAAATAATATATTTCCCTTTTGCAACTTCAATACCTGCATTGCGGGGTGTATTTGACCAAAGTTCTTTGCGCTCGACCTTTAAGAGATTGATCCGTTTGTCCGTGAAATTATGATTAACAACAAATTCAGTTAAGGCGCAACCATCAGCCACTATTATTAATTCAAAGTTCTGATAGGTCTGTTTGAGAACTGATTCAATCGCCCGGATGAGTTTCTTATCTTTTCCGGTTGCACTTCCAAGATAGTCGGAAAGCAGGGAGGCCATAATCACACTAAATTTCATAACTGATTAATATTTGCGCCATTTATTATTAATTCTGAAACTAATTCCTTATCATTATAAGTTACATTTCTCCAATGAGTAATATTATTAATTGCCATTTTATAATAAGTGCAAAATAATTGCACATCAGAAAAATACATGCACTTACCAATATAACTAAAGTTATTACCAAAGACTACCTGTACTTCCTGTTTTTGATCTGGTAATTTTTCATAAACAGATGTAAAACTTTTAATAATATTATGAAGATTAACTCCAAAGTGGTTTTTTAATTCAATTGGTTCCATCTCATTAAATTTTAAAAGCCCCTACGGTAAATGAGCTGATTATCTACACCTTTTGAGTGTGATTCATTTACTTTCGGGGCCGTTACTAATTTTTTGTGATTCATGATGTAGATATCAGCACTACAAATGTAAAACATTATTCCGAATAAATAAATATTACAACAAAGAATTAATTATATCAATCCTTAAATTATTAACCTTTGATAAGAGTAAAACGTCACAAATGTACTCCCAGGCTTCCTTATTTAGCTTAGCCTTATCGACTTCCCCACTCAAAACTGATCTGATAGCTTCGTAATAATTTACACCGTCTGTATAAGGCAACGATCCCGGAGCGTTCCACCAGGCAGGAGCCACACATACTGCACCGAAATACGAAGCTTCAATGTAGCTAATATTACTCTTGCACCTATTAAACATATTATCATGCAACGGCACATGAAGGCAGGACGGAGCCATGTCAAAAAGAGTTTTCATGTAAACAACAATATCCATTGAAGGAATATGACCTTTGTTATTTGTTTCGGAAAGGAACCACGGCGAGAATCCTGCAAACATAAAACGCCATTCCGGGAACTCTTTGGTAGCTTCATTGATCTGCTTACTATAACTCATTAAATCAAAGATATGAGCCTCCGGACCACGCCAGACAATGTGGTTTGTCCTTTTTGGCAATTCAGGACGTTTAAATAATGAATCATGAAAAGCATTTGGGACAATTAAGATATTCTTATTAAACTCACTATATTCCTGTCTCAGGTATTCAGTTGGCACACTGACAACATCAGCAAGCCGTAACATTTCTTTTATATTATTCTGCGTTTCAGGATTGTTGTAAAGTGCGTATGTCGGATTCTCAGGGTTAAGGGCAAAAAGATTGTCATCATAATCTAACCACAATTTAACGCCGCATTGTTTCAGGTATCCGCAGATGTTAAGTGATTCCTTTGAAAATGCCCTCTGATGATATACCAAATCAAACTGAGTAAGGAACGACCAGTTTAGTGCGACCTGGTTCATTTGGGCCAGTGTAATGTTATGCTTTGTTTTCCTGCGAAGGTCTTTTAAGATCCCTGCTGATCTGTAAAACGAACATGTGTCTCCACTTTCAACGGTCAAAAAAAGTATTTCTGCCATAGTAATTTATTTATTAATCTCCTCTTATTCTTCTTGTTACTCCTTGTCCCCTATTGCCTCTACCTCTATTATTACTCCCTGAATTACTCCCTGAATTACTCCCTGAATTACTAATTACCATTCCCTTTCCTCCACCTTCAATCCATATTTCTGCAAAACGTACACTGCCTCTCCGCCCTCTATTAATTCTTTTCGCTGCTAATATAATCAATGTTTCTATTAAGTCTATTACAATAAGTTCTTCTGAAATACTTGCCAAAATATAATTATCTCCTATACTGGCATTGGAAATATCTATTATAGCCTCTATTTCAGTAACCTGTGATATAATAATTGCAATACTTATAGTTTCGTCAATAACAGAAATATCCTCATTTATTGCGGATGGAGTTACATTAACTGAATTTTCCAAAGATTCAAGCGATCCGCTTTCAGAAATAGAATTAATGAAAGTTGCAATTACACTTTCAATATCCACTAAAGATGATGATTCTGAAATGGATGATAATAATATACCAATAACACTTTGTTCATCTGTCAGTCCTGATGCTTCCGCAATACTTGATGAAGTGATATAAATTGAACTTTCGTAATCTAAAGCAGAAACGCCCTCAGTAATTATAGAAGACAATATCAATACTGCATCAGAAGTATCATTATTAGTTGCTGCCTCGACAATTGCAGAATTAAGCAATATAACGGAATTTGGTGAATCAACTGCACTTGCAGCCTCAGAGATAGCGTACTCCTGAAGTATTATTGTTAGTCGAAACTGCACCGGTTCCGAATACAGCAAAGCAACCCTTGACAGTACCTCCGTTTGTAGCAATCACAAATGATATTGCAGCAGTCAGAGCTATTGCTCTTGCTGATGCCGCAGCAAAAGTCATCGTTCCTCTTGCATTACTTGCAGGAGTTGACCAGTTAGGATAATTAGTACCGTTACCAGCTTCTGCCCATCCTGTATGAGAACTCATAGTATTACCTACTGCGGGAGGTGCCGTATAACCCACTGAACTAATAAGTCCAAGAAACGGTCCAGCAACAGGACCAGCACCAAATGCTGAATCCAAAAATTGATTTGCTCCAACATCAGTAACGACATTGTCAATAGTATCCTTCCATTTCAGATTACCGTCTTTGTCGAAACACTTAGCAGTATATTTGCCTTTGAGCCTTAGTATCTCATTCATGTCAGCACCCCTTAATATGGTTGCTTTGCTTGAGTCTTTTACATTTAATTTTTCCATTTTAATTTAATTTATTAGGTGATAATTAGTTTTATTTCATACTGTGGACGTTTCGCATTCTAACCTTGATTATCAATTAATTACAAATTATCATTTTCTGTACCTGCAAGTTCATTCGTAGCATCATTTTTCATCCTTTCAAGTTCTATTTTTGCATCTTTGACTAAAGGATTGTTTTCAACAGCTGTCTCTTTCGACATGATCCCTCCGGTGACTGCCACGGTGTTATTTTCAATTATCTCAGTCATGTTCTGCGGCAAATAAGGTGTTATTTCAGGCTTCAATTGGACAGTCCTGCATTCATTTGCCAGTGAAGTATCAATTAACGCCCCTATGGCTGCCTTGATGATATTAAGCCGCCTCTGCAGTCCTATTCCGAATGTTTCCTCTTCCATACGGACTCCCATATGGGAATCTGTGAAGATCATTTCTGCTGCAAATCCTGACATCTGGCCTATTGTCATCATTTGGTCAAATGATATATTTGGAGTTTGTGACATCGTATAAATGAACTTCTCCAGGTTTGTTTGTTCAAGACTTATCGACTGTGGCTCTGATGCAAGCTGAGCGTATTGAGCCGTGGCACCATTCTCAAGCTGCATAAGTGATCCCTGCGCATTATCTATTATTTCTCCCTGTATTTCACCGGCCACTGTGAATATAGGCGCACCAAACTTATCATTCATCCCGCCATGATTCGAAGTTAGCATCTCATGCCTGTTAATCATCGACTGCACGTTGTACCATATTGGTTTCTTTTGATTATAATACTCAATAAGTATCTTCTTTGCAGGATTAGGGACCGGATTAGCCGGGACATAGACGCCTGTCTCAATCGATTTTGCCTTTGCATCAGGGTCGATAATCCAAGAACCTTCCCGTTTAATATACTTATATTCAAAGTCGGCAGTATAAAGGTCCGAGTGTTCAATATCTTTTCCACCTTCACTTAATTTATAATCCCTGCGAAAAGAAATCATTGTCCCATTCATGTCAAACAGCGGGTAAAGAGTGTCGCCAAGTTCCGGGGATATAATCTTACTATTAAGTGTAAATTTATGCTTCGGATCGTCAGTAACAACATAATACCAAATAACAGCAACTTCAAGTTCTGATAATTTACGGCGAAGTATCTCTTTATTCTTGTAATCCATCTTATTGTCGTTCTGGATTTGTTCGACTAATTTAACAAGCTGCTTCTCCTTTTCGCTTCCAGTATCCCAGATAACATTTGTCTTAACAGGATGCGAAAGGGTGAATCCGACCCGCCGCTCCGTGATTATATTCTGCCAAGGTATTCCGACACGGACAACATCGATCCATTTATCGATCCAAATGACATTACCAAGCGAATCTTTTGTCGTGGAGTCTATTTTTATTTTGCGCATCGGACGGATAGCCGGATCGAATACATCATGAGTATCGATATTATACTGCTTTATTGCTTCTGCCTGAATGCCGGTATCGACCTGCCGGATGAATAGCTTTTCAATCTCTTTGAAATCCTGTGACTTTATAACCTCAAGGGCTGTCATAATAATTTTTTGTAAAGTTAATTAAATCCGTCCTATTAAACTTGAAAGATTTGTTTTTTTACGATTTTTACCAATAACTTCTTCCAAAATCACATAACGGCCACCATCAATCGCATGGTTAAACTCATCAACTGGTTGATTAAGATATTTACCATCCCGATCCTGATCATATACGTAATTATCAACTTCCTTCTTTATATTTGTTGATCTCTTGGTAATTTTAAGATTATACTCTTTCATCTTTGTAAGCCCTGCATTAATTGAACCTTGGAATTTCTCAACAGCATGGATATTTAACCCTGCATTATGTATCTCATCTATTAGTCTGGGGTCTGCACTTTCAGAAATAATCTTTTTATTTTGACATTCTGATTTTAAGACTTTAATAATATCATTTGTCAACATTTTAG